CATTTAGGAAAAGCGTTCTTTTGAATTACTGCAAAACGAAGTGAAATACAGAATTTCGCTGGTTTCTAAATCGTTACCTATTAAGCTGCGAAAATTTGCAAGTGCTTGAATTTTAGCAAGAAAGAAAATCCGCTATGTCTTCTTTGATGCCATGTGATATGCTTGGTAATACCGCAACGCTTGGCGACGGCACGGATTCCGGCAAGACACGTGTTGTAGTGGGGTACAGGGAAAATCCTGCCGTTTTCGCACAGCCCACGGTATTTATCGATGATGCGCTTTGCTATGTCGAGCAAGCGTATGTTGGACACCACACCCGTCTTCTGTCGGTTGATGTTTATCCACTCGTGTTCATCAAAGTAGGTGCGGATATTCTCTTCCGTCAGGTTGCGCATATCGGCGAACGACAAGCCCGTGAAGGCGCAGAACAGGTATAAATCACGATACAGTTCTTGCTTCGCATTCTTCAGTTTGCCTTCCATCAGCAGGCGGATTTCATCTTTCGTCAGAAAGCTGCGGGTCGTTTCCTCCTTCTTGATTTCATACTCGCGGAACGGGTCGCGCGTGAGCCACTCATTGTTGATGGCGATGAACACCATCGTTCGGAGTGGGCAGACATACAGCCACACGGTGTTGGTGCAGCAATGTTTGTCCGTGCGCAGGAACATTTCAAAATCGGAAATGAAAGCGGGTGTAAGCTCTTTCAGAGCAATGTCCTTCACATGGTAGCGGATGGTGAGGAACTCTTGCAGGTGCTTGTAAACGGTCTTGTACTTCAAGAGCGTGCCTTTGGCTTTCATGCCTGCCTCCACCTGCTTGGCATAGTCCTCGTTGTGTTGCCGGAACACCTGCAACAATGTGTGGTAGCGGTGTTCCAGTCCGAGAAAGGCGTTCTTTACTTTTTCTGCCGTGACAAAGTTGTCACGCTCCATGATTTCCTGATAGTGCCTGTTGATGCGCACGCGCATCTTGTCAAGCATACGGTTCGTTTCGAGTGCCGCCGTGCTTCTGCCCGTGACACGTCCTCCTTTGGTGTCCCACAGCTTGGGATCGACGGTCAGTTTGCAGCTGAACTGCGTCTGGCTGCCGTCCACCGTGATGCGTCCCATGACGGGTACTGTCCCGTCCTTTTTCACTACCTGACGTTTGAGGTAGAATAAACTTCGATTTACGCCAATAAAAGTCACTGATAGACAATCATTTCTTTGTCAGTGATTTATGCTGTATTTTTCATTGCTTAGCAGAATGGGCAAAACGCAAAGTTATGCACATCGCAGAAACGGTTAGGTTTCCAAATCGTAACCCTGCGATTTCGCACATTTAACAGCCTCGTGTCTGTTTTGCGCCGTTCTGCGTAGGTTTGCTTTCTGCCATTTAGCGCATGTGAAACTAAATTTGCAACCAAAAAAAGAACGGTATGAGAGCAACATTCAAAATCCTGTTCTTCGTGAACAGAAGCAAGGAGAAAAACGGCATTGTCCCCATCATGGGACGAGTGACAATCAACGGGACGCAGGCGCAGTTCAGTTGCAAGTATTCCATTGCGGTAGAGCAATGGGACACCAAGGCGAACAAGGTGAAGGGCAAAGGCAAGGAAGCCCGAGACATCAACTTCGCCCTTGACAACATCAAGGCGCAAATCATCAAGCACTACCAACGCATATCGGACAAGGAGGCGTATGTGACGGCTGAAATGGTTAGGAACGCCTATCAGGGCATAGGTACGGAGTATGAGACCGTGCTTCGTGCCTTTGACAAGCATAACGAAGATTTTGCCAAGCGCATAGGTAAGGACAGGGTCAAGGAGACATACTACAAGCACACGATAGCCCGTACTCATGTCGCCAATTTCATCAAGTATTACTACAAGCGCAATGACCTCGGCATGAACGAGCTGACGGAGGACTTCATGAACCAGTATTGCATCTATCTTCGTAATGAGGTGGGTGTCCAGCAGTCCACCGTCAGACTTTATTGCACGACTTTGAAGTCCATCGTTTCCCATGCGCATAAAAACGGACTGATACCGAGAGACCCTTTCGTCAACTGCCGTGTCAGCGGAGGGACGAAAGAACGTGAATTCCTGACAGAAGATGAAGTACAAGCGTTGATGTCGCACCGTTTTAACGACCCTGCGCTGACACAAGTACGGGACATTTTCGTATTCGGATGCCTGACCGGAATTTCGTTCATTGACATAAAGAACCTGACTACAGACAACCTTGTCACCATAAAGGATAGCCTTTGGATTTCATCGGCACGTCAGAAGACGAAGATACCGTTCCGTGTGAAGCTGATGGAGAGTGCCCGTAAAATTATCGACCGCTACGAGCCTTTCCGTTGTGGCAACCGCCTATTCAATGTTTATCGGAACGGATGGACAAATGTCCTGCTTAAACAGATTGCGGAAGAATGTGGGATAAACAAGCGGCTGACCTTCCACATGAGCCGCCACTCGTATGCGGTGATGGCTATCTCAAACGGTATGCCGATTGAAAGTGTGAGCAAGATTTTGGGACATACCAAAATCACTACCACACAGCATTATGCAAAGATAACCACCGAGAAATTGGACAAGGACTTGTCCGTTCTTGAAAGCAAAATCAGTGACAAGATGAAACTTGTATAACATAAGCAGAAGCGAGCATGAAAAGAGGTATCATAACAATGGACGAATCCGGCAACATCATCATGTCGGAGAATGTCGCTGACATTTGGATGAGCGAGCCGGAATTGGTGGAACTGTTCGGGGTTATAACCCCGACACTTCGTGCAGCCATCAGAGCCGTGTATAAAAGCGGTGTCCTGAAAAAATACGAGATGCAGAAGTATATCCGATTGGAGAACGGTTATCATACCGATGTGTTCAGCTTCCCGATGGTGGTAGCACTTGCTTTCCGTATCAATACTTTCGGTGCGGAACAAGTGCGCAATGCCATTATTGAAAGGGTGTACTTGCGAAAAGAAAAAATAAATATCTTCTTTTCGCTGGGTGTGAACAGTATGGAAATATCTAAGTATCAAACATGAAATCTATCAATGTGACGACATGAAGTAATGAACCCATTGCGTATTCCCATTGCCAACAATCTATTTATATGGATAAATAAATGGGTGTATTGCCATTCATGTGAATGAATACGATAAGTCCGAAGAAACAGCCGTTGAAGTGGCACTTCTTCGGGCTTTGTCTATATGCCTCCGAACCAAATACAAGAAAAATTATACGTGAGTCATACATGAGTCATATATCCGTCTTGTACGAATTGCCGAGTTTTGCACTGATTAAACTAAAATGAAGTGTTTATGAAACAAGAAAACATCGCAAAGGAGGAGTTTATCCGAGTGGGTACTACCCTCTACAAGTTGGTGAACCAGCCCCGTCTGAACGGAGGGTATGTAAGGAAACGCATCGTGTGGAACAACGAGACGCTTCGGCAGGATTACGGCAAGCACTATCTTGCCACCGTACCCAAGTATGACGGCTTCTGCACCGTACCTGAACATGTGGACTATCAGTCCGTGGTCGGCACGTTCCTCAACCTGTACGAGCCGATAGACCACCAACCGCATGAGGGCGATTTCTCCTCTATCCGCTCGTTGGTGGAACACATCTTCGGGGAACAATACGAGTTGGGTGTGGATTATCTCCAACTGCTATATCTGCAACCCATACAGAAGTTGCCCATCCTGTTGTTGGTATCGGAGGAACGGAATACAGGTAAAAGCACATTTCTAAATTTTCTGAAAGCCCTGTTTCAGGACAACGTGACGTTCAACACTAACGAGGATTTTCGCAGCCAGTTCAATTCCGACTGGGCAGGGAAACTCCTTATCGTGGTGGATGAAGTGCTATTGAGCCGCAGGGAGGACAGCGAGCGGTTGAAGAACCTGAGCACGACACTCTCCTACAAGGTGGAAGCCAAAGGCAAAGACCGTGACGAGATAGCTTTCTTCGCCAAATTCGTATTGTGTTCCAACAACGAGTATCTGCCTGTCATCATTGATGCAGGGGAAACACGCTATTGGGTACGCAAGATAGACCGCTTGCAGTCGGATGATACCAACTTTCTGCAAAAGCTGAAAGCGGAGATACCTGCTTTCCTTTACCATTTGCAACATAGGCAGCTATCCACCGAAAAGAAAA